ATAGTGCAATTGTAGTACCGAATGGAACGCCTGCGAATGGGTGGAGGGTGTTAGGATATGAAAGGGCAGATGGCGCTAATAATGCAACATCAAAAATACAGCCTATTTCGGCAACAATTACTTCAAACCAAATTATTGTTTCTGCTTCTGCTCTTACGCTTGATTTTAGAAGCACTACGCTTACAAGCGGAACGGTTACAACTGTAATTGGAACCCCCGCAAACCTGACTATTGCCAGCACTGATAGTTTTGGCTTAGTTACTGCTTCCGGCAATCAACGCATTGCCATACTTGCTATCAACAACGCAGGTACTATTGAACTTGCGGCAGCTTCGTTGTTTGGTAGTCAGTCGCTTGATGAAACTGGCGTAATCACTACTGTTACAGCAGCCACTACAAGCGCACAGATTAAGTCTGCAACGGCACGGACTAATGTGGCTTATCGGGTCATTGGATTTGTCGATGCCACTTTCACGACTGGAACTGGTTGGGGTTCGCTGACCGTAGTTCAAGGCGCTGGAGGTCAAGCGCTGGCGGCAATGTCGTCACTTGGCTACGGTCAGACGTGGCAAGATGTTGCTGGAAGCCGCGCCATGCAAACCACTTATTACAACACGACAAATAAGCCCATAACAGTAATAGTGTCTTGCTTTACAACAACAAACTCGACTGCGGGTTTTACTGTGAGCGTCGGTGGTTTGGTGCTTTCTTGGGTTCAAGTGACAGATAATAACGGCGCTAATTATCAGGCGATGCGAAACAGCCTCACTTTTGTTGTCCAACCCGGAGCAAGTTATAGCGCAGATTCAGTAACGACAGCCGTAACAATTGGAAACTGGACGGAGTTGAGATAACTATGGGTTACTACAAAGACACAAACAATAAACTGCACTTTCTCGAAGATGACGCTTATGCTTATTTGCTTCCGGCTGGCGCAATTCAGATTACAGAGGTTGAGGCTGATGCGATACGTGCCGCACAAAACCCGTTGCCTACTTTAGCCGAAATCAAAGCAGCGAAATGGGAAGCTATCAAAGCCGAGCGCGAACGAAGAACCTTGTCTGGCGGGTATCAGGCTGGTGGTAAGTGGTTCCACTCTGACCTTATCAGTCGTGCCCAACAGCTAGGGCTTAATGTTTTGAATGGTTCAGTTCCACCCGGCATTATGTGGAAAACTATGGACGGCTCATTTATTGAGATAACTTGGGCTTTAGCACTGCAGATTTTAGCGGCAGCTTCGCAAAGTGACCGGGCTATATTCCAAGCAGCGGACGCGCACAAAGCAGCTATGGAAGCAAGCGCAGACCCGGCAAACTACGACTTTAGTGGCGGTTGGCCTTCAATGTACGGTGAATAATGAAGATCGCTTTTATCTACGGCAAAAAGCCAAGCAGCACACTGACCAAGATATTCACCGGGTCAAGCTGTTATCACGTAGGTTTCACTGACGGCGTGAAATTTTGGGACATGCACCTAATCCGACGCCGTAGATTGTGGTCTATTTACAACAATAAAAAAACCGTTTTAATCGAAGCACCCGTGTCTATTACGGCTGAATACCTTGACCACAAACTCGACACTGACGAAGCTAGATACGGAATAATTGATTACCTATTATTCGGACTGCGCCCTATTTACCATCTTTTCGGAAAAAGTACCCGTAATGCCGGGGGCGTGATTTGTTCTGAAATGGTTGCAGATGATTTGAATGCAAACGGCTGGCGTTACACTTTCAAAGAAGTGCCTAGTCCTGCTGATTTAGAATACGCTTTAGGTGGGAAAAGGGACTTATGGAACAACAGAGATTAACGGTACGGTACGAGGTTCCGGTAACTTGGCTAATAGGCGGTTTTGGGGTGGTGGCTTCTTCTCTGTTTTATGCGGGATGGCAAGCGGCTGACCTTAAAACCCAACTAGAAAGCGCGGTTCGCTTGGGCAAGGAAGTGATGCAAAAACAAGACGCCATGACTAAAGATTTGATGGAACTGAAGGTAAAAGATCAGTTATTTGATGCTAAGATTAGTCAGATCGAGCAACGACTAAACAAGGTGGACAAATGACATACTTAATAGCGTTTTTTGTTTTAGGAAACGGCACGATGACGCAGCCCATCACCACGGTTCACGGTTCGCAACAAACGTGCGAACTGGCAAAAGCTAAATTGCTGAAAGATATGCCCAAGGAATATCGTTTAATTGCTTCTTGCATAGACAGATGATTGTCACGCTAAAGCGCGGAAACAGTACAGACCAAGGAACTTTTGGCAAGTTATATTTTGGCGGCAATGTACTTCACACGATCGAATTGCCGTGGCGCGACAATGCACGCCGAGTGAGTTGCATACCGACCGGGACGTATCAGTGCGCTTTGGTGAATAGCCCAAGATTCGGGAAAGTTTATGGGGTTCAGAACGTGCCTGGGCGTAGTCACATACTGATTCACGCATCTAACCTTGCCGGGGCTGTGGATAAGGGGTGGATAACTCAGATGCACGGATGCATTGCGCCAGCCGAAAGACTTGGCTCGATTAAGATACCCAGCGGTAAAATGCAAACGGCTGGGCTTGTTTCACGCCCTGCGCTTAGAAAACTAATGAACTGGGCTGATGGAAAGCCGTTTACTTTGGAGGTGATATGTTAAGCGCGATTTTAGCGATTCTCGGCTCAAGCACGGTAGGCAGTTTGATTGGTGGCATTTTTGCGTTTTTGAACAAAAAAGCCGATATTGAGGTCAGACGGCTTGACCATGCCCACGAGATAGAACTGAGGAAAGAAGATCGAGAGCTTGCCAAAATCGAAGCGGAAGGAAGGCTACAGGTTGCCGTTGCGGAATCTGAGGGTGAGATAGAATCAGCCCGAATGACGGCGATAGGACAAGCGCATGCAGCCGATAACCTGGGCGCAGAGGAAATAAAAAGCGCTGGCGGTTGGGCATGGTTGCTAATACTCACGGACGCTTTCCGGCGCATGATACGCCCTAGCCTGACGCTGTTATTGGTAGGCATGGCGCTATACCTGAACTGGCTGTTAGTCGAGAGACTAGGCGCGGGATGGGAAACCTTGAGCATTGACCAAAGATATGACGCTGCAATGCAGGCCTTTGCGTGGCTTACCGGGCAAGCTTCGGCTGTACTCGGTTACTGGTTTGTCAGTAGAGGGCAAAGCAAGTAAACTGACGTTGTTTCATCTCCTGGCTGGCCTGTCCAGCAATTCGCCCGGCCTAGTGCCGGGCTTTTTTTTACCACAAAAAAGTGCTTGCATAGTCTTTGTGAGTGTGTATAATACTAATCATTCACAGGAGATTAAATATGAAACCTACTCAAGACAGCATAGCTGACATACATACTACGGTAAACGGTATTCCCTGCATTGCAGCCGTGATTGAGTATGACATGGGCGACGATGACGAAGGGACATTGTGCGGCCGCATGAACTGGATTATTTGTGACCGTAAAGGTTACAAAGCCGACTGGCTTGAAAAAAAAATGAGCCATCGAGAAAAGCACCGTATTTGTAACGAAGTCATTGACTTTATGGAGCGATTAGCATGAATAGCATATTTAAATACGCAGTAATTTTCAAAGACGAGCGCATAGAAATTGCTGGCTTCGGCAATTACAGCATAGAAACACTGGTTTCGGTCATTTTAGAGGGCAATGCTGGCACAAGTTACCCGTATTTAACTGACTGCCTGCGGGAAAAATTGGAAGAGTTGAGGGCGAAATGATAGGACGTATTTTCATGGAGTGCATAACCTGGGGGCTGGCTGGCGTGTCTTTTGCGGCTTTGCTAATTCTTTCTTTCGGCCTGACTTATGAGCAAGTGCAGGCTATTTTTAACGCATTGGGGGCATAAATGAATAAAGAAGAGCTAGACAAATATAAGGAGCTAGAGCTTGTAGTAGAAACGCTAGTCGATTATTGCAACAACGACGCAGGGATGGCTACTGCGTGTGAAGTGATCGCAGTCGAAGCTGCATTAGAAAGACTGTTCAAAGCACGTCTAAAAGAGAGCGAGAAAGATATGACAGAAGTAATTAACAAGGGTAAAACAGCGTTTCCAATTATCGGACAGTTGCAAGACGTTCGTGAAGTTGGCATAACCATGCGCGACTACTTCGCAGCGAGGGCGATGGAAGTTAATCTTAATAAGTGCGAATGCTTTCCCGACGAGCATTGGCGCATGGGTGTCGCGCTTGATTCTTACGCAATGGCCGACGCTATGCTAGAAATGAGGGAAATGAAAAGATGACTAAAGACAACATTGTAAATTGTGCGCTGGCCTGTTTGATCTTGCTTGCTGTAATTTTAATTGGTGGTGCATTAACGGCATTGTACTGGCTCCCCACGCTTTTAGTGGGGTGGTGGCTATTTTAGAAGAGGTGAGAAATGACTAAAGACGACAGGCTTGAAATAAAGCTGCGACTAATTGAGCAGCTAGTAGAAAACCCAAACTTTGAGGCAACTCCCGCTGACATGGAGTACTGGGAACCGTTGCACGACAAGCTGAAAAATAAGCTGACAACTTGTGAAGCATTAGCTAGAGCAGTGATGTCTGACCAGACTTCGCATGATGAGCGCGAAAAAACTTTTGAAGCCAAAGTACGTAAAGAGTGTGCGGCAATATGTAGAAAAGAAGCTGCTGAGACAGATAAGCATTTAAGTATTGTAATTGAGGCACTAGAAGATTGTGCATATCTTATTGAAAAGAGAGGTGAGAAATGACTAGAGAAGACATTATTAGTATAGCGCGTGAGGTTTGGGGCGATGGTTCTGGCAAGCCTTGGAGCGAATCGGCATTGCTGCACCTTGAACGCTTCGGTGAATTACTCGAAGCAAAAGTACGAGCA